ATCTCTTCCAGTTAATAAACCTCTTTCAATTTCAGGATTAACATCATCAAGATAATCTATAAAACTAAGATCTGTGGTTTGCTCACCCCTAATAATTTTTCCTGTATTAGGATCAAACCTATCACTAGCTTGAACACCTATCCTTTTAGCTAATTCAGAACTTATTTGTAAGTTAGCACCTGCCCTACTTTGTTGAATTGAAAACAATTTTACTAGTTTTTCTGTATCAAATTTTTCATACTCTTTACCTAAAGTAGGTAAATGTTTTTTAATACTTTTGTTTATTTCTTTTCTTATATCATCAGGCATTTCTAAAAGAACATCCCCAACAAAGCTTGTTACATTATCATTTTTATATCTAGCTCCGGGAAATCTTACACCATTTTCTACTAGTATTTCTGCAAAACCTTTGATGTTTCTATCATCATTACCTAACATAAAGTATCTAAAAAATTCATTAAAATAAAGATTTGCTTCTTCGTCTTGAGCAATTTTATCTCCTATTTTA